TTACCTGCTGGGCGGTTTAATTAGCAGGTGAATCAAATAATAATTTAAAATGAAAAAGAAAATTTTTAACTACCTGTACAAATTAGCAATAAAAGTTATTGCAATCAACATCGTAAAACACGGTAATCAATTAACTCCTGAATACCTTTTAAACAAGGGTTGGATTGAACAAGACGGTTACTATATTGAACCGAATATAAAAGACCGTGATTTGGTATCAATAAGTTTTGAATCACATTACTACCGTGTTTGGCATAGTTCAAAAAGAACTTTTATTGCTTTAGAAAGCACAATTGAATGGTTTGAGAATTATTATTTGATTATTCACGGAGATAATGGGAGGTATCAACTTGCAGGGATTTAGCCTTGCAGGTAACAGCTGACGCTATACGAAGGCAGGGGTTAAGATGCACTCCCTTTCAGCCTACCACAAATGATAAATAGATGCACACCGCTTGTATTAGCAGTAAAGCCCCTGCTTTTGTATAGCGTATGTTATAGGGCGTTAATTTTCAAATCAAATGGACGTAACAACTTTAGAAAAAGCCAATGAGCTTAACAGAAAAATCAAAGAATTTCAACAGGCATTGAATTGCTTCCAATGGGAAGAAAAGTATAGTGGTGGAACAACTAATCCACGACTTATTATTGAATTTGATGGTGGTGATGGTCGAGAAACGCAACCACTGCCAATGAATTTGAGTGATGCGTTAGTGTCGTTTTTAAAGGCAGAAATTATCAAAGGTCGTGATACTGCGGTCGCTGAGTTTAATGCCCTATAACGTATGGCTACACGTAACTTTTATAAGTACAATTATGAAGCATTTTACTGAACTATTGCAAGTTAAAGTTACTCCGGAAATTGATCATTATTTGACAGTTATTTCTAAAAAATACAAGGTTAAAAGGAGTGATTTTGTCAGAAAGGCAATACTGGAAAAATTAAAACGTGATGTGCCTAAATTACGAGAGGCAAAGAAAAAAGAATATTGTCCTTTTTAAACATGTTTTACAGCATGTTTTTACGAATGAACTATTTTTGATTGTACTTTCGGGAAAATTAATCACTAAAAATCATGAACGAAAAACATTTTGAATTAACTGAAAATTTTAAAATAAACATTTTTTGAATTAAATTATTCCAAATTAAATGTACTAAAAAGATCCTGTTTGCAGAAGTTGGGGATTTAGGCGGATGGATTGAATCTGAAAAAAATATTTCCGGCGATGCTTGGGTTTACGGCGATGCTCAGGTTTACGGCAATGCTGATTATTGCTGTTTTCAATCATTTGGCAGTACAAATAGGATTACTACCGTTTTCAGAGAAGAAAGTAATAAATTAAAAATAGTTTGTGGGTGTTTTTCTGGTACACTTGAAGAATTCACAGAGCAAGTAAAAGAAACACATGGAGATAATAAATTTTCAAAAGAATATTTTGCAATCATTGAGGTCATTAAAATACTATTTGAACTTTAATCACAATGGACTTAATAATCTTTGACGAAACAATAAAATGCACTCTTTGTCACAAAGAAGTTGAAGAAGTGAACGAAGAGGGGATTTGTTCAGATTGTTTAATCCCTAATCCGTGTGAATATTGCCAGAAATTAAAATGTACTAACTGTAAAATTGCCAAATGATGACACCATACGAAAAAACTAAAGATTTAATTGAAAAATTCAATGTAAAACATCATCATAAATTGGGATTCGATGTTTCCATGATGGATGACCAAATCAAAAAATGTGCTTTAATTGCAGTTGATGAGATATTAAGCGCAGGTCCATACTCACCCACTCAGGGAGGCATGAGAGAATATTGGCAAAAAGTTAAATCAGAATTGGAGGTAATGAAATGAAAAATCCAAAACTCCAATATTATTCCCATGCCGGAGAATCTGCTTTCCGGGATAAACGAAAAGGTATAATCTGCGGATGGGATATACGGGCGAATTCCAGTTGTCTTATTATGGCAGTCACTGAGGGCAAAGGATGGCCGGTTCCACTTCAACCTTTATCGGATCTTCACATTGTAACTCTCGAAAACAATCCACAAGGTTATTATTTTATTGAACTTAAACATATTTTAAAATCTTAAATCCATTATGAAAACAAAAATCTAAATTAAATCAATTTGGGGAAGTATTCTTTTTGAGTTTGAAAAAGAAGATAATACCATTAAAGACACTTTGTGCGGGGCTAATTTGCGCGAGGCTAATTTGCGCGAGGCTGATTTGCGCGAGGCTAATTTGCGCGGGGCTAATTTGTGCGAGGCTAAAAATAAGAAGTTAGCCTATATTCCAATTCATTGTAAATGGTCACATGCAATTATTGAAGATAAAATAAAAATTGGATGCAAAGAAAATACTATTGAAGGATGGGATTTATTTTTTACTTCTGATGAAGTTTTTTCAACACAGCGAGGAACTGATGAATTTAAACAGATACAAGCTGTTTATGAGGCATATAAAGCATATTTGACATTTCTAAAATCTTAAATCATGAAAATCTTTTTTCAGATCCTGTTACTATTCCCAGTTTTTGCCTTTGGTCAGCCAGAGATTCAGGCCTTTGGCGATTATTCCCATAAAGTAAATGACGGGAATCATTCAAACGCATTCAATCTTAATCGGTCTTATTTAGGGTATTCAATCCCTTTTACGGATAAATTCAAAATCAGGTCAGTTGTTGATTTTTCAGATCCAAATGTATTTAAATATGGGTATATTCAATTTAAGTCTGACAAGTTCCTTGTTATGGCTGGTCAATTTGAAAACCTGAATTTAAAGGAATGGGATAAACGGTATCTTTTACCCTCTTTTCAGCAGAAATATTCTTTTGCTTCTGATCGGTTTTTAGGCTTTTATGGACAATTTAGTCACAAATGGCTATCAATAGACGTTCAGGGCAGTAAGTTAAACTACGGAGGTTCTTTAATGGCTGCAATCGGGAATTTTAGTTTAAGAGGACACGCAGATAATCACCTTTATTCAGGTAATCTAAAATTTAAAAACAGTCGGCTAACTACATCAATTGAATATTCAGGGACAAATGACAATCATTTAAAACTTTCAGGATATTCGTTTTACGCTGTTTATAATCTAAATAATTATTTATCTTTGATAATCCGAAACGATAATTTAAACAGCGTAAATAATGGAATTAATGACCGGAATTCAGAATCAACAGGTCAATATCCATGGAACTTTAAAAATGATGGTGAATTATTCTTTTTAGGTATGGAAATTAAACCTTTAAAATGGCTCAGGTTATCGCCAAATGTTTCACTTTGGACACCTGCGGACGGAGAGCCTAAAGAATCGTTTATTGATTTTCACGACAGACATTCAAATATTTACACATTCAATTTAAACGCTGAAATTAAAATCTAAAACTATGAAAATCGAATTAATTGCCAAAAGGTCTTTTCATACACTATTAATCGGGTATGCTATTTCCCTAGTTGTTGTAACTTACATTTTGGTAAAGGGATTTATTCACTTATTATCATGACAACAATCAATCATGTAATCTATTGGACTGGATTCGCTGTCTGGTCGTTTCTTTTCTCTTTTTTGATCCTTTCTTTTGTGGCAAAATTTAGAAAAAACATCATAAAAGCTTATGAATCATTCATTAAAATACTTACCTTTGTGAATGAGGTTAGGCTTTTCATTTTTCAATCAATTGGTTTTGTGATTATTGTCATTGCCTTTTGGTTTTTGCTTAATTACATTTTTCCTGAACATGGACATTTAAAATTACTGAAATGAGAGAGATATTATTCAGAGGTAAAAGAATAAGTGATCTTTTATGATTGACGATAAAGAATGTGGTATTCATAATTTATCGGCTTATGATAATTCTGATCTTACAGTAATCGGCAATATACACGACAATCCAGAACTTTTAAAATAAACTCTATGTACTACATACTTTTAGACCCTAAAACAATTCCCTCGATATTATCCCTTAATTCAGGGCAACTTCAAACATTTGACTCCTGGGATGAAGCAGATGAAGCCGGGCAAAATTCAGTTTATCAGGAATTAGCTAAAGAATACCAGGTTTTAAAAATTTGCGCGAATGAAAAAGACTAATTACATACTCTATTCACTGATTTGCATTTTACTTGTTGTTTTGTTTATTGTGTTTTATTTGATTAAAAATTAAAGGTATGATTGAAGATGTAATTCTTTTAATGTGGATTAGCTTTGGTTTTGGGTTTATTTTGGCTGTTTTAATTATAAAAACCATAATGTTTAAAAAGACTAAGAATCAGAATGTTAATTGAAAATGACTAATGGAATATTGCACGAAAATGCAATTTGATCATCGGGAAAACAAAAGGTAAAAGTACAAAAACTATCAGAAATATTTAATTTGCAAAACCCTTACAAATAGATTAAATTTGCTTTGTAAAACAGTTTAATAAAATGCCAAAAACAAAGAATGAAAAAATAAGTAATTCAATGCAAGGAAACAAAAATGCTGAAATCTGGACATTAGATGAAGCAAATAATTTCTTTAATGAGGCGCTTAATTTGTCTTTTGATGTAAACTACGACTACATTGGTGAAATTGCAAAAGAATTAAAATCATATATAGAGATATTCGATTATTTAACAGATAAATATCCGCATTTAAAGAAGGTTAAAAATCACATAATGCGAAATTGTGAAACTAACTGTTTTTCAAACGCTAAAAAAGGAAAGATACGGGAAGCAACCGCAATAATGAATTTAAAGTCTAATCACCATTGGACTGACAGAAATCAAATTGAAAATAATGTGACTTTTGTGCCTCAAAAAATTAAATGGGGTGATAAAGAGATTGAAATATGATTGATCTTACACCTAAACAAACTGAAGCTATGACGGCTCTGGAATCAGGGCAATTCAACTTCATTTTGTATGGAGGTGCAATTCGGGGAGGAAAAACAGTTTTTGGTCTTTCAGCTCTTTTAGTTCTTTGCCGGATTTATCCGCGTTCCCGATGGTGTGTTATCCGTGAAGATATGGAAAAGATCCGGACCACAACTATTCCTTCTTTCTCAAAATTAGAACCATCAGGACAGCTAAGACAATCTCCCTATGAATATAAACACCCTAACGGATCGGTGATTCTTTTTAAATCTGAGAACTATGCTCAGGATAAAGATTTAGATTGGATGCGAGGACTTGAGGTTAACGGAATTCTTTTTGAGGAAATAAACGAATGTCAACAGCAAACATTTTATAAAGCTTTTGAACGTGTTGGCTCATGGATTATATCACATGCGACAAATCAGCCTAAACCAATAATCTTAGCTACTTGCAATCCTACGTTTGGATGGGTAAAAACATTGATTTATGACAAATGGAAGAATGGCACACTCCCAGACAAATGGAAATATATACCAGCTAAAATAACCGATAATCCCCACTTACCACAAGAATATATCGACAATTTAAACAATCTTCCAAAGTTTGAATATATGGTTTTTGTTGATGGCAATTGGGACATTCAATTAAAGACCGGGGGTGAGTTTATGAGAAATTTTGAACTGTCAAAGCATGTTCATCCTGTAAGATACAATTCAGATTCTACGCTTCATATTTCATTTGACTCAAATGTTTACCCTTATATCGCTATTGGAGTATTTCAGTTCATTAGAAATGGTGAAGGATGGATTATTCGCATGATTGACGAGCTTCCGGCCATTGATCCTGAGAACACAGCTAGCCATGCAGGTCAGAAAATAGGAAAATACCTTAAAAATAAAGGATATAATCAGAGAGTTTTTCTTTATGGAGACCGTTCAACTAAGTCTAGAAACAATATTGATGACAATAAAAGATCATTTTTTGATATTTTAAATGAGAATGTAAAAAAGAATGGCTACATAACCCAGGATTGTATGGATAATGCAGCTCCCCCGGTTGCGTCAATAGCTGATTTTGTCAATGCGATATTTGCCGATGAAATACCGACTATCTCCATTGAAATAGGAGAAAACTGTAAAACAGCTATTTCTGATTTTATTGAGACAAAAACAGATAAAGACGGATCAATGTTAAAGAAACGAATAATTGATGCCAGAACAAAAGTAAGCTACGAGCCTAATGGTCACTTTTGCGATTTGTTTAAAGATATGATTTACCAAGCTTTTCAAAATGAATATTCCAGATATGTAAATAGATTTAACATCCCTTCAATTGGTGGAATTCATAAAATAGATCGTATTCAAAAAATAACCTTTTGAATTATTTGTAAATTCTGAAAAATTGTTTATACATTTGTAAAAAATAGCACGATGGCAATTACGATTACCGAATTAAAAGCATTGACTTTTGGATACTTAACCGGAGCTGACCTTAAACAATTCTGCGCTGCACCGCTTTTAATTAAGATTTACGAGGTCGATAATGATGCTTTGCAAGCCGGATGCAATATTGCCTATTCCGAATTAACCTCTAATCTTGCCAATCGTTACAATATTGCAAATGAACTTTCCCTAACTTTAGGTCGTAATCTTCTTTGTGTTAAAATAGCTTCAATATTAGCAGTTCATAATATTTTGGGTGATGCTTATTCATCTGAAACAACGGTAGAAAATTACAAAGACGCAAAAAAAGATCTTATAGCCATTCGTAACGGACAACTTGCACTAAACCTGAAATTGCCTGAAAATAGTGAGGGTGAAATATCTCCAATATATTCAGATGCACAAATGATACGATCTAACTTTCATACACTAGGATAAATGAGCCGAAGAGATAGAAGAAACAACGATCCTGTTGTTATACAGAAACGGGAACAATTCGGGGCAATATTGCCAGGGTTAGGCGGTTCATCAAATGGGAATGGTG